CGTGATCCAGTACGGTTCACGCGGAAGGTTCAGTTTGAGCATGAGAGACCTCAGGGGGTCAGTAGGAAATAACGTCGTTCACCAGTTCGACGGTGAACATGCGGGCGACTCCAGCAGCTTTGGCGGCTTGCCACTCGAAGGTGGCTTGAATACCGCCAGGGCCGGAGATGGAGAGCTTGGGCTTGGGCAGATAGACCTCATGCGCAATGAAAGTCAGTCGCCGATCGGCATCAATCGCATAGCCGAAGGTCAGCTCCAGCGGGGTGTTGTTGGTGGCGGCATCGATCAGCGTGGTGTCGGCAAAGCGCACCTCAAGGTTGCCGGTGAGGCTGGCCACCGTCGGATCAGCGCCGTCGATCTTGCCGTCAGAGCGGATGGTCTCGATGCGCTCCAGGTTGTTGGAATAGGTCAGCTGCGCCGAGACCACGTTGCCCAGCGCCGCACCGCCTTGCTTGATGGAGCCCTGGAACTGGTTGAAACGGATCAAATCGCGGCTGGCCGGGGTGGCATCCAGCGTTGCCGCCCGCTTGGCCTCGCCCTGGGCAATCAATCCAACCGTGGCGTTGGCCGCGCCGGAGCGCGCAAAGCCCACCTGCAGGCTGTTGACCATGACGCCCGAGGCGACGAACCAGGCTGGGATGTCGGGCAGACCCGTCTCCAGCGTCAGGCTGGGCAGGCTCGGCTTGCCAGACGTGAAGGTGTGCGTGACCACGCCAGAGCCACTGGTGCTGGCATCGCCCAGCAGGGCTTTGAGCCAGATACCGATGTTGCGCACATCAATAGGCACGACGATGTCGCCCTCGACCTTGATCACGTCGCGGATCGGCGCACTCGGATCACGCCCCAGACCAATCAGGTCGTTGGCAATCAGCCCCTGCTCGGAGCCGAGGGTGGTGGAGACAAAGGGCAGCTTCCAGTAGTCGCCTACTGGGTTGCTGCCATAGGTAGTTTCGAACGCGGCCAATAGGCTGGCGTTCGCGCCATAGGCACGGGCCATCAAATTTCTCCTTGGAGGATAAGGATGAGAGACGTCGAAATAGATGTCGACGTGTTCAGTTCAGAGGACCGCTACTGCTGTAGTGGAGGACCACGGGCAGCAAGCAGGCTTTGATGCCGCTGCTGCCGTCGGGAGCCAGTTCGTCAAACTTGGGCGGGCCGATCTCGGCGTACTCGGTGGCTCCACCCAGGGTGCGGTCAGCCTCGACCAGGCCAGCCAGTTCTGTGAGCAGGCCATCCATGCGAGCGTCGCGCACAACAACATCCGGGTCAGCCACGAACAGTTCGATCACCACCTGATGCTGCCAGTGATAGGTCAGCGGTGAAAGCGACACCTCGGGCTCGCCCATTTCGCCGTCACGCAGGATGGCCATGGCATGGTCTACCACCCGCTCGGGCAAGGCAGCGTTGCGTTTGACCGCAGCTCCGGTGCCCAACGACAACTGGCCTAGCACGGCGAACAGTGCACCGATAGCGCCTTCACGTTGGCTCATGAGGACACTCCTCGTCGATCGGCTTCATCGAAGCGGTTGGCGATCCGGCTGGCCAGCGTGCTGACCCAGCGGCGTGAAGCGCTGTCGATGTCGAATTTCTTCTTCAAGGTGACTTGGGGCACAAGCAGGAAAATCGGCACCGTGACCAATCCACGGCCAGTGGCCTGGGCTTTCTGTGAAGCAGCGGAGAAACCGCCGCGCTGACCCTGGCGGGCACGCTGGTTTTCGGCTACCAAGAGCGATGGGTTTCCCCGGCGGTAGACAAAGCGCAGGCGCTGGCCGCGCAGCTTTTCCCAAAGACCGGGTGTCATGCGTTTGCCGCGTGGCCCTTTGCCGGCTGATGGCAAGGGAATGGCCAGCCAGAACCCATCCTTGGAGCGGATGGTCGCGCCCTGGTCGTGCGCGCCAACCACTTCGGGCGCTCGGCTGTAGACCAGGCCCGCCGCCTTGATGCTCATCTGGCCTTTCGGGTAGACCTCGCCGCGCCAGGTATTGGCCAGGCGCTGCCCCAAGCCCGCACCCGTGATCTGGCTGCGCAACTCGGTCTTCAGGCCATCGGTCGCTTCACGAATCGACTGAGTAACGGCCTGCTCGGCAATGCGCACCTCATCAGCAAGCATTTGATCAAGCTCGCCGGACAAGGCTGCCATCAGTCTCATACCAGCGCTCCGGTCAGAGTCCAGATCAGCCGATCGCGATCGGCCAGCGGCTCCCCCACCACCTGGTAGGTTTGGCCAGCGAGGGTGAAACGCTCCCCCTCGCGGGGAGACGGCACCTCGAGCACCATCACATCAAAGCGGTGGGTGGCCAACGCCAAACGGGTGTCGCCAAAGGACTCGACGACATCGGCCTGCTTTGCGATGAACCGGGTGGCGATTTCACGGCCATCGGCCAGCCGGTAAGTGCCCGGCACCCCTAGTCGGGCGAACAGTCTTGCGACTGCTCGCTCAAAAACGACTTGCACCGGATCAGGCGGTCAGCTTGATAAGCACGCCCGGACGGTGGCACATGGGCAACGGATTGCTCTGGGTGTGCAGGTCGGTACCCCTGTCGAACTGGCGCGGTGCCTGCTTGGCATAGAGCGATTGACCCAGGGTGTTGACCGTCTCGTTGAAGTCCGCAGGTGCGAAGTAGGTACCAAAGGTGTCGACCGTGCCCAACGGGAAGGCATGTGCATCTCCAGCTGCAATGAAGCGGCGGGTGCCGAGATCCCCATTGGCCTGCACGTAGGCTGCTTGGCCACGGTATTCCTCGAAGGTGACCCCAGCGTAGGTGAAGCCCGAGCGCACATCGTTGATGAGCACCGCGCCTTGCTGCCAGTTGGTGTAGGCGGTCTTGACCTCTTTGTGGGTGGTCAGTGCCCGAAAGAATTCGGGCGAGCACAGGACGTGTACGCCGGTCATAAATTCACCCTGCAGGGCGTCTTCGACCTTGGTCAGCAGGTCGTAGCAGTGACCCTTGACCTCGCTGTTGGCGTTGGCAAGATCGAAATTGACCGTCTGCGGCGAGATCTGGAATTCAGTGAACAGGTTACTGATGACGCTACCATCTGCGTCAAGAATCTCACCCTTCAATGCCCCCATGCGCAGGTGCTCGAGCGTGATGGCATGCTTGTTGCGCATCGTCTCCAGGTGCCGAGCCAGCACACCAGAGACGGCCTCCATCTCGGTCTCAGAGCCAAAGGCACGGATGCCTTGCACCTCCTCAGGAAGCACAACATCGTCGTGCGGGATGTGGGGAATGACGAAGGAGCGCAACTTGCGCTTGCCACGCTCACCCACGGTGCCAGGCGAGCCCGGCGGCTTAGTTGGCAATAGGTTCAGGCGACCGGCGTACTCCTCCACGATGATCTGACGGGTACGCACGGGTTTGGTGGGAAACAGGTTCAAGGCCTCCAAGCGGCCATAGCGGTTAGGGATGAGGTTGATGGCAGCAGTCAAGCTGGCCATCGAGAAACCAGGGTTCAGAAACGGGTTGTTCATTCGGAGCTCCAAGAATGACGAAACCCGCGCAAGCCGAATGGCCAGGCGGGTTTACGGGTTAGAGACGGGCAGTAGAAGAAGGGGCGCTATTTGGACGTAGGTCAGGCAGATTCGCGCACCAGCACACCACGATCGGCCAGCTGCTGCTCGTAAGCGGTGCGCTGGGCACCGGTGAGCGCGATGGGCCAGACCAGCGCGGTCTTGGCAACGATGGCGTGCCGGACGATCAAGATCGCGTCCGAGCGATCGGCGATGGTCGCATCGACAGCGTTAGCCAGCACGCCGATGGCGGATTCTGTACCGTCGTCGGCAACGGGATCGATGGCGTAGTGCTTGCCGTCGCTGGCGTTGCGGCCGAGTACGGTGCCCAGAGGCAGGCTCTGTCCAGCGGCGATGGTGGCGACGTCGCGCGAATAGCGGTTGGGGGCTTCGTACTTCAGGAGGTCGCCGAGGTCTTTTTGTTCGGTGATGGCGGGCATGGGTAAATCCTTTCTCAGGCGTGAGCGGCGAGTTTCTTGACGGCGGCCACGATGGGCGAGGTCTCCGGGCGATCGAGCGACTGGGAGCCAGCATCCACCGTGATCGTGGAGCGGATGTCGTTGGACTCGGACTGCGAAGCACGCGCATCGATCAGCACACGACGGACATCGGCTTGGGATTTGCCTGCAGCGATGAACTCGGCTGCGCGGTCGGGGCAGCCGGCCAGCAGGCACAGCTCGGCAATCGCCTGAGCGGTTTGGGTAACTTCGCGGCGGGCTTCAGTAACCCGCTTTTCTGCTTCGACCAGATCGATGGTTTCGGCCACTTGATTTTGAGGGGTATCCTGGGGATCAGGCATGGAAAGCTCCTTGAGGGGAAATGCCGCCTCAGCACGGATGACACCCCGCACCTGAGACGGCGAATGGTTACGGGCGTGGATGAATTGGTGGAATTCGGCGAGCGTGGACTCCAATGTCTGAACACCATCCGCTAGACCCTGAGCCACGGCATTGCTGCCAAAGAACAACCCTGCCTGCGTGGCGCGCACGGTATCAAGATCCAGGCCACGCATCGCGGCCACGTGATCAGTGAAGATGGCGTACAGGCGATTTACTTCACCCTGCAGTTCCGTCTTGGCGGCATCAGACAGCGGCTCGTGCGGCGAGTAGTCGTTCTTGTGCGCGCCGGCGGTGATGGCGGTGTAGCGGTAGCCGTCATTGGCGTCCTTGACCGACTGGTCGACGTGCAGGGCGATCACGCCGATCGAACCGACGCCGCCGGTATCGGTCACGAACACACGCTGGGCACTGGCGGCAATGGCATAAGCAGCTGAGTACGCTGCGTCATTGGCTACGGCCCAGACAGGTTTCTGGGCCGCCACTTCGCGCACCCGTCGGGCCAGTTCGAAACTGCCCGAGGCTTCGCCACCTGGGGAATCGATGTCGAGCAAGATGCCACTGACCTGTGGATCTGCCAGCGCGGCATCCAGCATGGAGGCAATCTCACCGTAGGAGGTCAGTCCCGAAGCGGCTTCCATACCCAGCGAGCGTTTGACCAGCGAGCCGTGGATCGGGATCACCGCAATGCCCTCGGGGGCTGCAGTTGACGGCGGGCGCTGGAAAGCAGCCATGTCCATCCCGGGCATGGCCGGAACATCGGCCATGCCGATGCGTTGGCCGATCACGGACAGGATCACGTCCAGCTTGGGGCGATGGATGAGCAAGGGCGTCCCGAACAGGCGGGAAGCAAGGTAAGTCATGGTTGAGGGTCCTGGTTGTCGGTCGGTGCATCCGCTGGGTCAGGCGTATCTGTGGGCTGCACGTCCTGGCTGTCTGTGGGAACAGGCACGGGCGTTTGGTCATGCCGGGCATCGGAGTCAAAGACCAGGCCCAACTCATCGGCTCGGGCGTTATCGGCCGCAATCTCGCGGTCCACGTCTTCGGCGTCGTAGCCATTGCCGGAGATCGCTTCTGACCGGCTCATGAGACCCGCGCGGATGGCGAGCTTCATGGCGTTGAATTCCTTTTGCGGATCGACCCAACTCCAACCCTGGGGGATCCACTTGGCCGCCTGGTA